ATGTCCCGGTTGTCTCTGTCACAACGATCTCATATCTTTTCATGCGATAATCCTTTCGTTATTTGAACTGACATGAGCGAATATGATACCATTCATCAAGAAAATCATTAAGCTCTTTGACAGTTTTGTTGTATCGCTTCGCCAAGCATTCTTCGCAAGTGGGCGGATCTCGAAGCGCCTTGTAGCATCTTTCGTCCCACTTATTCATACGTTTATTGCACGTTCTGCAATACTTGTCCTACCATTGTTCGCGCTTGATCGTTCTGATATCAGGCAAGGGAATCACCCCCTTAAGCAAAAAGATTGTGGTCATTTTGATCATTTATCAATTTTATTATCCACAAAACAAGAACAATAAAAAACATAAAACCTTGTTCATCCTTGGGCAGAAACAAGCTGACAACAAGTAAAATTATAATTAAATAATCTATAATCACATTCAAGAACAATCTTACTCAGTACACCCTTCGAGCTGCTTAATTTTACGATTAATGTAAAACACAGCTTTCTTTAAATCTTCGACGGCGTCCTTCTTGTGTCCGGCACGGGTGATATATTTTATCGCATTGCCAAGACAGAAATCAAAACCCTTGTCTTCGATATAGTCAAGACATTCGATCTTGCCATAGGTGTAATGAGGCGGGTGATTGATCGGATCGTCGACAACTGGCGATGGACGCGGCACAACTGCTGTAATCATATAAAATCACCTCAAGTTCCGGTAGAACCAAAGCCACCTTTTCGCTCCTGCTGAACAGTTTTATCGTTTGTAGCAATGCCAAACGGCACAAACACGCCCTGCATAAAGCGATCTCCTGTGTTTAAAGAAAGGATGTCTTTGGCAGTCGATACTTTTGCCATAATATGGCCTTCGTTGTCAGCATTATAGTAATCACTATCAATGATCCCCACCGTGTTTGCGAGATGCATTCCGTACTTAAAGCCGAAACCTGAACGCGGGAACAGCATCAGCACCCAGCCCGGTTCCATTTTGACACGAACGCCTGTCGGGATCACTTCGCCGACATCTCCGGCAAAATCACTTCCGATAAACGCGAAGGTCGGCGCATAAAAATCGTAACCAGCAGAGCCGTCTGTTGCTCTTGTAGGCAACTTAATGTTTTCCCATTCTTTGATTGCCGCATCCAGAACTGTTTGATTCTTCACATCGTATCCGAACTTATCCTTAAGATACTGATCGAGAGAAACTTTTTCAAAAGTTGCAATCTGCTGCATTATGCTTCACCCCACACAGGCACAGAAATCCAGAGGCCGCAATAGCAGCCTCCGGTTTCTTCATGATATTTGCAAGGGCATTTGTTCTCAGGTATTTTTTCCATCTGTGTCGGACAATACCCGTTGTTCGCTTTGATACGTTTCTTCAATCCTTTCACGTATTCAGAGTCTGGATTGCGAATCATTTGCATTTTGGGTGTGAAATCTTCCATTACTTGCCGTCATCCTCCTGAGAGGACAGATCAAGCTCGGAAGCCATACAACTTATAACCTGATCAACAAACTTCTTAATGACCTTCTGTTCGGCAGCTTCCTTCTTGGCGCGGTTCTTAGCCTCGATCGCTCGGGTTTCTTCGAGCCGCTTTTGCCGAAGAGCTTCTTTTCTTGCCTTTGCTCTCTTTACGTCCTTTTCTTCCATGAACCTTTTCGCCGCCGACGTTGATTCAAACAGTTTCTTTACAATTGCAGCGCAGAAACCTACGTACTCCTCGAACTCCTCGTCCTTTCCGCAATGAACGGTCGTGGTTTTTGAACCATCATTCCACACAATCGCAGTTGTCCCAGATGCCTTATCGAAATTAATCTGACGAATCTCCGGGATTCTTTTGAACTTACACGCACAATCGGAAGAGCGCTTGTTTTCAACAGGTTCTTTTTTCCAATCTTTGGCTTCGTTTACGTCCCACTTCTTGGACATATCATCTATCAGCTTAGGCCAATCAAGCAATGTATAAGTCATATTGTCACCTCACAGAATGTCGTCCAAAGACTGAACGACTTCATCACAAACATGATTCGCAAGGCAATAGACAGAATCAATCGTCCAGTCGTTATTCTTTCGACGGTTCAGGGTTGCCGCTGGAATTCCTGTCTGAGAAAGAATGAATTCCTTCATCCGTTTCAGTTCCTTCTTGTAGCTTTCTGTTGCGTCTACGACCTTCACAGCATCGCCGGCCATCTGAGCAGAACCCTCATGAATAATAACCTTTGAGTTCGGAAGCATCTGTCTGTGGTGCCCCGCAACGAAAATCAGCGCCGCAGCAGAGGCAGCGACACCCATGTTGATGGTTATAATCGGCGTCTTGGACAGCATGATGGTGTCCACCAGCGACCACATATAGTCCAGATCGCCACCATAAGACATAATATACAAACGAATTGGCACACGTTCTTCGACCGGTATGTCCTGATCTTCCTTGTTCCAACGAAGGATCATTCGCTGAATTTTGAGCACGTCGGGACATATGCCGGTTTCCAGATAAATCTTTCGTTCTTTCTCAAGAACATAGTATGACACATTGTCTGGGTCTGGAAGTTTGTCGTCTGGTAACTGCAGTTCAAAGAGTTCGTTCTCAATAAATTCGCTCATGTTCCTCTCCTTATTTTTCAATATTCAGTAAATCAGCCAGCTTGGCTGTTTCACTCCGTACAGATTCATTCAGATGCATATAGGCGCAGAGACGGTTCCCTTTCAAACAATCAATCGCAGCAACCAATCCGTTGTTCCTCTCAAATGCTTTAGCATCAATTTGTCGTACGTCACCTTCCAAAATTAGAATCGATCCTTCTGCAACGCGGCCAAGAAGGAGCTGGACGTGATCGCGAGTCAGGTGTTCTGCTTCAGAACAAAAGATGATCGTATTTTTGATGTCACGACCACGCAAAAACCCAAGATGTTCTACCTCAATGGTTCCCTTTTGAATAAACTGATCGAGAACATATTTTCCACCAAGATGATCTGCCAGCGGCATCGCCCAGACAGCCATTTTATCGTCAAAAGTTCCCTTCAGAAATCCGATTGGATTTGAGTCACGAACTTCAATATTGTTCCGAATCCACATGATCTTGTCGAAACGCCCGTTTTGCAGCATGTTGAACGCGCATGCGCACGATAAGAACGTTTTGCCGGAACCGAATGAACCGCTCATAATTTTAACGGTTGTCGATTCGTCCATCAGCATATCTATAGCAAAAGCCTGCTCAATATTCTTCGGCTTAATCTTTCCCATAGCGGAAGACTCAACCGGCTTTTTAAATATTGGTTTATGCTTTCCGTCTTGCCATTTGTAGCGGTCAATCACTTGACCTTCCGCATTGACAACTGCCAGATATTCGTTTTCAAGAAGATCGTAAACATTGTTCGTATTGTTTGAATAGAAATCTGTCAACAGAGGATCGTTTTCAACCACTGTTTTATATCCTCTGTAGGTATTAGGAATTCCGACCAATTACGGATCACACTCCGTTGCGGGATCAGGCGTCGCTTTCGTTACTTCGCGTTCTGAAAACTTTTGGCCTGCTCCAAAGTTTTGAAGAATCAACGCAAGTTCTTCTTTGTCATCCATTAGCGCCGCATCTTTGCTGCCGACATCCAGATTCATAAAACCAATCTTTGTCAGCTTGATCGAATCCGACTTGCCAAAGCTATCACGACAAAACGTTTTTCCTGTCTTGGCGTTTCGCGCATAGAAGAAACGAACGTTGTCTCCTTCTTTTGATTTAAAATCCACGCGGTAAATGTACATTTTGTGACTCATGATTCACCCTCTTTGGACTTCTCTTCTCCATTACGTTTCATTTATAAAGTTAACAGGGTTTTGCCATAGTTTGCGATCAAAAGCGCTTCGGCCATTCCGTCTGACTCTTTCTTGCAGCGCGATGTGCGCAGAAGGTTTGCATCAGGAAAAAGCTCTTTGCAGACTGCAATTGACTTTTCCTTGTCGGAATGCAAATCGTACTGCTTTTTCCACTTTTGCGGAGAAATAAG